CCAAGAAACAGAAGGGGACTTTCGTCACCTCCTGCAACAGACCTATTAGAGTCTGTCGATCGCCCTTTAAAAGGGCGACCTCCTTCCGAGCTTGATGCTGACGCGCTCGGGGCGTCCAGAACGCTCCAAATGCTCACTATCAACGTTCGCAACGTCGACGTATGGCTCTTCCAGCGGAATCGGTAAACCGAATCCTCTGTAGGGGTACCTACTGAGACACTTGAGGAGGGCACCAACACCCTCGAGATGATCTCGAGGGAGCTTGGCCACCACATAATAGCCCTTAGTTAAGGGGCCGTGGTGATTCGGGTCTATGCTTTGGAACTCATATCCCAAAGCAGATTCCCTACCCTGCAATGGAGATGTTGGAGCGACGTTCAGGAAGTATTTTAACAACTTCCTGAGATAGTCGTCCATAAAATCTGCGCTCTTCCATAGGCCAGCCCAATAGAGCTGGTTTCGGAGAGAAACAGCAGACACAACTCCATTTGCGTCTGTTCGTGATGTAGGGAGTACTGCGCGAACCTTGACGATACTAACGTCATGGCCGTCGTAGTATTCCTTACCACAAGACTCTCTGAACCTTCCGGCCCAGAAAGACTTGTTGACATTGACTTTGTGCCCAAAGGCACTCAGTTCGTCAATCACAGACAGCACATAGTCTCTGGGGACGATTAAATCGTCGCCAAAGACGCGCACCTTTCCACGGAAATGGCAAATAGCCATAGACCGGGTTAAGGGCGAGCTAAGCTCTCTTTCTATTCCTAGGAAGATAACGGTCGCAAAGACCATTGCTTCCACAGGAAAACAGAGAGCTGAACCCATAGACGCGAACTTGGCAAGGGGTATAACCCCAAAACCAGGTACGTCGGCCTTGGTTGACCGTGACCCTTGGACTGCCTGAAGCAATTCAGGATAGTCTTCGAGCATGGTAACTACATGCCGATTCGAGACTCTATCGGAAGCTTCGCTAAGATCTAGCGTAGCAAGTTCTCCGCTGAGAGAACCTTCGCGGGCCAGGTGCCGATTAGGCTCCTGGTCCTCGAGACCGATAATCTGCGAGAGGAAACTATCCTCAAGAAGCAGATCACGGAAGTTACTAAGAATCGCCTGCTGTGCAAATTGCATAGCAGTTGGTTCGATAGCAATTATCCGCGGTGACTTGAGCGTCTTAGGCACTGCA